GGGGTTGGATTATTTCTTGGTAGGTCCCACAGCACGGGATTATTTCTTGGTAGGTCCCACAGCACGGGATTATTTCTTGGTGGGTCCGACTGCGCGGGATTATTTCTTGGTGGGTCCGACTGCGCGGGATTATTTCTTGGGGATCCAAGATTATTTCTTGGTGCATGGATTATATTACTAAATAGGGTTTTTGTTCTTGGGGCGGGATTATTTCTTGGGGGGTCCGGCGGCGTGGGATTTTTTTTTTGCGCAAACGAAAACTGCGCGTGGGTATTTCTTGGTGGCACGGGGTCGTTTCTTGGCATATTTTTTCTTCTGTTTTGTAGTGATGCTATTCCTCTTTCTATTTTACGAAATCTTTTTTTTTCGGGAGTAAAGATTATATTACTAAACATACTAATTTACTTGAATATTATAAATAGATAAATAACACACACTTACTACAATTATGTTTTCTCATTAATAAGATATAACAATGACAACGGATGCATCACAAGTAACCTTAGAAGTTAATGATCATACATATAAACCAAAGCAACGTACTCTAAAAGAGAGGCAGGATAGTATGAAAAATAATATTTTAGTTCTGCTTAAACCAAATCAAACAAAGGTCGAACAGTATGCAGAAATGTTAGACCAATATCAAGAAATTTGTGAAAAGTTAAATAAAGATATAGGATTTTATTGGTGGAAACGATATGTGGCTGCGGCTTTTTGGGCGAATGTTTCAACCCCCTTCAATCTCTCGATCACACTCATCACAGCCATGACAACAGGGCAAGCTGCGACCCAAGATTTACTTTCTTCAGCAGCAAACCTGCGTTTATCTGTATCTGCCTTAATTATAAGTACCATTAATACATTTTTTCGCCCCCACGACCAAATGAACGAGCATTTGAATCAAATGAATGATTGGGCAAAATTTGGGGGTACATTTGATACAATTTATTATAGACCAGATGATACGCTTCTTCAATTGAGAGAAAAGATTATTGATTGTTATGCGTTATGGAACGAGATAAATACTTATCGCGTTACACAACCATATAGAAATAGTTTCCTAACCGATTTAATACATTTAGGATCAGAGTACTGTTGTTTAAAAGGGCGAAGAGAATATTGGATAAAAACAATAAAGGGAGATTTTAAAAGAAAACAAAAACAAATTAAAGATAGTTCTTAATTACAGTTAATGAGTAATCTCCGTTTATCTCTGAAAAACGTTATTGACGATATTATACGTGAAATTCCCACCGTGGATCCGTATCTGTTAACTATTTGCGAGTTAAAGGCAGAACGAAGTAGCATTTTATACAAAGCTCCTGAAATATTAAGTAATTCTATTTACAGTATTTTAAATATTTTGGCGAGTGCATTTCCTTTAAACATGGAAGATGATTCTAAGAATCTCCAATGGATTAAAAAAATAAGAGATATATGGAATATATTTACAGCTAAATATAAAGATGGATTTACATCGACGATAACACCAAAGCAAATATCTGTAACACATGTTGATGATGAGTAAATTATGCTACATTACTAATTTTCAATAAACTTTTATTTAAATCAGGTAATGCCGAGGAGTGCAATTGAAATATGCATTTATTTCGGAACAAAAATGTCATTCTTGCGGTAATAGGGTCTTCGAGTCCATCCCAAGTCCATGTAATAAAGGCGGTGTTTAAATAGACGCGAGGTGTTACTTCCGAAATATTATATTTTTTTGCGAGGACCTTAATGCCAGGTAATTTTGCAAAATAGTCAAAATATTTTTTAATGTCTTCGCCGTTTCTTTTTACTTGGGATACGGTTCCTACTAAATTTCCATCAGAACAGAATAATTTATGAACAGCTTCTGGATTTTGCTCGACTGTTACTTCGTTTATCCAAGCGTCAGTTAGTTTAGTTATTTCACCTGATGTAACAGTGGAATTATCAATATTCGAATCTTTTTTATCAGATAAGAAATTTTTAATTTGTGGTATCACTGACATAGTGAGGACAACGAGAATAGATAGTCCAATAATTAAGTTTCGCGACGAGTGCTTTAATTTAGCCATATATATATATATGTTGTATAATATTTATTCTAAGAAATATGGATGGCGTCCATTGGAATTCCTAATAAAAAAAAGGGATTTCTACAAAGAAAGAAAAAAATGGGTAAAAGAATTTAAAAAACCGAGGGAGATAAATAAAGTTATTCATATTTCCTCATAATCATCGGTCGAATTTGGTTGATCATTACATAATATAAGTCTTAGGAAGCAACATCCTACGAGCATATATATTATGGTGCTAAATAGTTGCAAAAATAATGTAATTCCAGAAAATACCCATAAAGAGTTGTATTCCCTTTCATAATAACAGAACTTGTCGTTCATCGTTGATATGCCCCATATTGATAATGCAATATTTGTTAGAATGAATACAATAAAGATTCCAATGCTTGCAGTCCCAATTTTCCAGACGGGACACATTATAGTAATTACTTGCCCCAAGGCAGATATTAAAGATATTAAAACATATAGCGATAAATCATCACTAATGCAGGCATCATCTGTATTATAATTCTCGATAAGATAAATAATACCGGCAACTTGATATGCAAGAAAACATAGCGACCCTATACACATGTAGGGAGAAGTTTCAGTGGATTCAGTATGACTCATCGGATATTCAATATTAAAAAATATTGAATAAAATGAATCAATTTATGTCTCGATAATTTCGGTAATCTCCTCTCGACACATAGGACACTTTGTTAACTGCCTTCCTTTCATACAGGAAAGCCCATAGCATTTCCAGCAAAATGCGTGTCTACAGCCGAGTAGGCAGATATTATCCGCTGTTTGCACTTCAAAACAAATAGGGCATTGTATTTCCTGCTTTTTATTGCAAGCGGGACACACCTTGCACATAAGGTGGACTTTATCAAGTTCTGTTGCTGCGGACGCGGGGGTTTCCTGTGCGGCGAATACATTCTTTTGTTGGCAAGCAGAACAGCATCCCAAACAGTCAACGTGAATGCATTTATGGAGATCCTCTGTATATGCATAACAACCGCCGCATATTTTCCCTCGCATTGCGCTTTGCTTAAACAGAGGTGTATTAATAATTTTCTTCTTTTTTTCGAGGGACATTTGTTGATACATTGCTATCAACATTAGGCTATTGGTTTTAAATGCGTGCAGCTCCGCGAGGCGGGTCTCCCCCTCCGCGATGCGCGTATTGATCGCGCTGAGTTGGGTGCCATTTATATGATTTCTGATATATTCTTTATATCGCAGAAAGAAATCACCACTTAGTTCAGAAAGAGGCGACCAATAAAAAGTATTACGTTTTTTAATACATATAAGAAATTCGCGATCATTGGGGAATACCCAATCGGTTGTTGTAATATCCCACTGGTGAATGATGGATCCGCAACAATCACCACAACGTATGATCATACCATTTTTATCGAGACCGGGCGTTTCGCGACGGGTGGGGGTGCTTTCAATAAAGGTGGTCATTTTTGTTTGTTGAGTTGATTCTATACTTAATTATAGGATCAATTTTTTTTCTTTCTTGTTCTTCTTGTTCTCTTACGCCGATATTTTCTTTTGTGGCGCTTGGTACGGCGTCTTTTACGTGTTTTTCGGCGTCTTTTACGCGTTCCCCCGGTGCGTGGGGGCGTCAGCGCCGCCACCCAATCTTGTATTGTTGGAGTTTTTTGTCGAGACAGGGGGGGAGGCGGTGGAATTTCGGTGGGGGAGGCGGCGGCGTCGTCTTTGCTGCCACTGAGGGGACGGACATTGTGGACGTTGTAGATATCGTAAGAATGCATTAATTCCCGAACAATATAGGTTGTAAGTTGTTGTGGAACAAACAATTCTTGTCCTGTTCTTAATTTATATATATAGCGCTGTGTTCCGTGATGCTCGACGTATGCGGCTGTATATTTTATGATGGCATTGCTTGCGTCTCTGCTCAACCCATCTTGACTTAAAAAATTTCGTTCATTATTATATTTTGTAAGTTTGGTCTGATTAATTTCGTTATTAGTAACATATCCACGGTCTTCCGCGCGATAACAATATGCTTGACTTTTTTTTTTAAAACATTCACCCTTTATCATTGCTGCCTTTGCGTCTTTGCGCCCCCTAGAAAATATTTTTTCCCGCCAGCGTTTTCCGTGTTGTTTTGCCCCCACCCCAAAGGGATCCAGTTCAGGAGATGCGGGGAAACTTTCTAATTTTAGATAAGTATAAGGACCGACTTCCATGGGAGGCACCTGAGGAGTAGTATAACGTATACTATATGAATAAAATTTGATGACGCCTTTACCATGTTTTTTTTGGGGTATGTGGTGGCAATAGGGAGGTAGGGGGGCGGGTCGGCGGCACTGCGGGTTGCAAAGGAATTTTATTTTGGGGTAAACATCCCTTTCATACTGCACAATGTTTCCCAAATTACTGGCGACATATACTTCTGTTTTTTCATCATTAGGTCCATAAAAAATATACGTAATTTTTCCCCACCCGTCTTTCACTGTGCCTTGTTTATTTTTTAATATTTGTGGAATTAAATGCGTTAGATGTTTTCGTGAGGCGCGGGGGAACAGTTTTAGCCCTTTTAATATTCCATATTCTTCATCAGTATTAGTATCCGTGCCCTTATCCCCTATCAGTATTTTAAAAAGTGACAGATTATTGTCTTCAAAAACAAATGCACCATTTTCAAAACAAATGGACTTCTCTCTCTGATCCTGCTTGATCAATCCACCATTTTTTATAATATCTGGAAACAAAGTTTGATAAATAGCTTCAACACATTCATGTCCAAAATTTGGGGTCGTCGGTGGCGTCGGCGGCGGGCGCGGCGGGGCGGCGGGGATTCGTTCTATACGACGAGTTTGACTATTCCTTCTCCATCCAAACATACTTATATATCTTTGATATATTTAAATTAGAAAAACCATATTTTGCGGTCCTTCCTTTTTTTGCAATAAGTCGCCGGCTGCATTTATATATAGAGGTGTTTCGCCTATGTGCACAATTTTTTGTTCGTGTGTGTGTCCGCAGCACCATATATTGGATGATCTTACTAATTCATCAGAGTTTGAATAATATGCTTTGGTTAAAAATAGAAATTTCTCACCAATCCCCCTTAGACTTGGGACATAATGTGTGACTACGATGGTTTTTTTATTTTCAAATCGTTCAAGTGTATCCTTCAGCCACATTTTATGCTCTAAATATAATTTATTAGTTATATTTGGACGCATTAGAATGGTGTCTTTATGGCGTACAAAGTTTCGTTGTGGCAAATATTGTAATTCACACGTGAAATCTTTCTTAGAAAGATAGGACCATAATGTACAGCCAATTATCACGATATCTTGACCAATCCTCATAAATTCTTTATCCAATATATGAATATTCTTAAAGGGTTCTAATAGGGTTTTTGCTTTCATATTCATGCAGGAAACTGTATCCATTCTAAGGTCAGACGAAATATAATATTCGTGATTTCCCAGCACATATATTATTTGCTTGAATAAAGGAGAAAGTTTTTGAAAAAATGGGACAAAATGCTTATGTTTGATAAAACAAATATCGCCAGCTAATATTAAATTAGGCGCTAAAGGTGTTATCAATTCTCTTACATTTGGTAAATCTTTATATGTTTCCAAATGTAAATCAGATATTAATTGAAATTTCATTATATAGTATAATTTGAGTAAAATATAAATTTACGCATTCTTCTTAACAAAATGGCGATTCATAAATCTCTGGAGATTGAAGTAAGTAACCTCCTCTTTTGCTGGAACGGCAAGTAGTGTTTTCAAGGACTTATCAGGTTTAATAACCTTTCTATTCTGCGGAAATTGTAGGTTATTTTCTTTAATATAATTAATAATATATTGGGTAACTTCAGTGCGCGCTACCTCGCTGCCGTGTGGACGATTCATAAAATCACATAATTCAGAGGAAATGGGCGTCGGAACCGCAAAACCCGATGGCTTCCTATTACCCTTATTACGATTCTTCTTTGCTTCGCGCTGCAACGCTTTCATTTTTCTCCTGACATTCTTCTCAAGTCCGCGTATGTGATTTTGTAACATTGTGATCTGTTGCCGAAATCCAGTTAGAGTAGATAAAACAACTGCAAATTCTTCCCCAATTTGTTCTGTGTCGACCGGAGAAGGCTCAGTAGTTTGTGTAGAGAGTGGTCCGCTTTGATCTGTCATTGTATACCTACTATTATGGGAGTAGCTTTAAATCAATTTATTATATAATTACTCTTTTACATCATTCGTTGCCTGTCTCGCATCATCCCCTCCATTTGGGGCAAGAACAAATCCCTCGTTATCTCCGCGCGGACCACCACCGTAACGGCGCGGACGCTGCTTACGCTGATTGCGCTGATCACGGTGTTCGCGCTGATCACGGTGTTCACGGGTATCATGGGATCCATTGTAATTCGGCTCAACACCCGCGTTCCGCGATCGCTCATCACGCTCCTTGCGCATCTCCCAATGCGTTTCACACATCAGCTTCCCAGCCATTATACCACGAACCGTCGTCGCCTGCCACTTGTGATCCTTGCTGTCAGATTGACTCATTTGAAAGGAGACGTATTCACCCTGTACAAGGTAACGATATTGTTCCTGATCTACACATACACCCGAATGATGAACAAAAATATCCGTTCCTTGCTTGTCACCATTAAGTACAGTTACAAAACCGTAACCTGCCCTGTTATTAAACCATTTACAGCGCCCCATATAGGGAGATTCAGAGTTGGGATCTGTAGTAGTGTTCGTGTTTTGGTCGTTGCTATTCATGACTATACACTACAAAGATGGAACAGCTTTAAGTCATTTAATATGTAATATATATCTTACATGTTAAAAATTGAGGTTTGCAAAAATAAATATACCAATGCAAAAAATAGCGCAAAAAACAGCTCCTTTTAATAATGATTCCTTCGTCAAATTTTTTTCAATATCTTCTAAATCCTCGTGTGAAATTGATTGCCCCATATTATTAATATTATTCTAAGATTTTTAAATTAGTTACAGATAGTTTTAACGGCGGCGGCGCGTTTTTCTACGCCCTCTTCGTCTCCTTCGTTTTTTGCGGCGTTTAGTTTTACCCCCCCGCCAATGCACACCCCACTCACCCTTTTTAAAATCCCCCCTTTTCGAGGATTTTAGATTGTCGGCTAATTTTTTTTTATTTTTAGCAGCATCTGCGGAAGCTTTTTTAGTCGCCTTAATTTTATCAATACGATCTTGCACTTTTTTTGTTAATTTATGAATTTGTTTTTCTCGTTTATGAAGGAGATCATTTGGACCTTTTAACAAACCAATGATTGTAGTATTATCTATCGTATTAACTTTTGGCGCTTTCTTTAAACATTTTAGTGTAGTTCCCAAGCAAATTATTGCATCTTGAACGCAGTTCAATAATTTATCTAAATTATGTTTCTCTGTGCACGCTTTTCCCCCTCGTCCCTTCAAAGAGCCACATCCTTCAGAAAAAGTCCCTCCTTGTACAAGTCCAAAAAAAGCACCCCCCTTTCTTCGTTTTCTCGTTTTAGTCATTATAGTATATAAATATAAATTAATTTCGTAAATTGAAATAAATATAAATTACTCCTAATTAACAAGCAATGGTGAAAATCTGTGATCAACCATACGAAACACAATCTACTTATAATTTAGTATTTGAAAAATATCCATTTGAATTATCTGATTTTCAGAAATATGCGATTCAGGGTATTCATGAGAATAAGCATATTCTTATTACGGCTCACACAGCATCAGGCAAAACTCTACCTGCAGAACATGCAATAGAATATTTTACATCGCAAAATAAACGCGTTATCTATACAACTCCGTTAAAGGCGTTAACTAACCAGAAAACGAATGATTTCAAGAAGAAATTTCCTAATATATCTTTTGGGACGATCACGGGCGACATTAAAACAAATATGGAAGCCGAATGTCTCTTGATGACCACTGAGATTCTTCGTAATACCCTTTATCATCAACAAATGATTGAGAAGGATACGTTGAAAAAGGACCAAATGACGCTTCATTTCGAGATGGATGTCCACCGAGAGTTGGGGGCTGTGATATTTGATGAAGTACATTATATTAATGATAAATATCGGGGGGCAGCAGTGGAGGAAACAATTATGATGCTGCCAAAAAATGTTATGCTAATAATGCTTTCAGCAACAATTGATCCAGCTAAACGTTTTGCTCAATGGATTGAGACGATTAAAGGGCGTGAGGTTTGGTGGACACCGACCACAAAGCGAATCGTCCCCTTAACGCATTATAGCTTTCTAACATTGCGAAAAGCACTTATTGATCGTCACGGCACTCGTGAAAAGTTAATAGATAATAAGTTAAATAAACCCTTGGTCTTGCGTAAAGCAGAGGGATTATTTCAGGATAAGAATTATCACGAAATAGCGAAAATTATGCGGTATTTTAAAATTAATAATATATTCATCAATCGCACTTTTGTTCTGAATGCATTAACGGAATATTTACGCGATCATAATCTATTGCCAGCCATTTGTTTCGTATTATCCAGAAAAAAATGCGATGAATTTGCACGATCTATTTCTTACTCCTTAAATGATGGGAAGACTATGAATATTATTAGACAAAGGTGTAAAAAACTACTCATAGAAAAACTACCCAATTATCAAGAATATACCAATCTTGTTGAATACGAGCAAATGGTAAATCTCTTGATGAAGGGGATAGCTGTTCACCATTCAGGCGTTCATCCCATTTTGCGAGAAATGATTGAGTTTATGTTTGGTGAAGGATATGTACAGTTATTATTTGCCACTGAGACATTCAGCGCAGGTATTAATGTTCCTGCTAAAACGGTTGTATTCACTGGGTTGCAGAAGTTTGATGGACAACATTTTCGCTATTTGCTCCCTCACGAATATACACAGATGGCAGGTCGCGCAGGTCGAAGATCTATCGATGACAAAGGCACAATTATACATCTTAATAATATGTTTAAACTGCCGCCTATTCAAGAATATCGTAATATGCTATGTGGGACACCGCAAAAACTTACATCTAAATTTAATATATCTTTCACAATGGTACTCCAATTAATTTCTACCCAACGCACATTCACCGATTTTATCAAATCAAGTATGTTTCAAGGAGGGATAGAGAGAGAATGCAGACAAATTCAAGATAATATTGATAAGCTGAAAAACGATTTTACAAAGAAAAAGGAGTTGTTGCAATATTGCAATACACCAACTTATATTCTCGAACAATATGTCGAAATAGAAGAAAAAATAGCTATTTCAAGCAGAAAATTACGCAAAATATTAGCGAAAAAAAAACGGACGTTGGAAGTAGAAAATAAGTATTTACATAGAGAGGTTCAAAAGCAGATAGAAATTCACATAATTGAAAAGGAGATCGAAAAAGAAAACACTCAGTTAAAGACGACACAAGGGTTTATCGAATCATCTTTGAAAATGATTATTGATATACTCACCGATTATGGATTCATTAAAAATAATGAAGATGGGTATCCTCACCTTTTAACTGATAAAGGGAAGATTGCTGTAAATATCCAAGAAGTGAATGGTATGGTTTTTGGAGATTTATTGAATGAAAAGCAACTCAATATATTTACAGCGAGAGAACTGGTAGCAATATTCAGTTGTTTCGCCAATATTTCTATACCAAAAGAACAACGTATTCAATTAGTGACGTTAAATCTAACCACAAAGATAATGCAGATTCTCTATACTATTCAAGATTATTATCGTGAAATGGAAGGGTTGGAACTTAGATATCATATTGATACAAATGAAGAATATAGTATAAAATATGAATTGGTGCTTCTTATGTTGGACTGGTGCGAAACCAGTAACGAGGAAGAGTGCAAGAAAATATTATATAAATCAAAGCAGATGGGTATTTCTATAGGGGAATTTACCAAAGCTATTCTTAAAATTAATAATATTGCCAATGAGTTCGAGAAGGTATGTGTTATACAAGGAAATATGGAGTTGTTAGAACAAATAAAGATGATACCCACCCTCACACTAAAATCTATTGCTACAAATCAATCACTCTATTTATAAGTAATTTAGAGGGTTCCATATATATTATATTAACATGACTAATTACATTATGTCACCATCATTATTTCAAGAAATGCGACAAATTTCAGGTTTTAACAATATGAATGGGAAGACCTATTCGGAACATATTTGCATTATTTTTAAAGATAAACTAACAGATGCACAAAAACAAAAAATTCAAGAGATAGAAGACAATGAAGATGCATTAGAATATGTGGGGTCTATCGTAAAATATACACATAAATTTAATTATTAAGGCTCAATATATTCCAATCTAATTTTCTGTTTTAAACGATCTTCGTCCATAAATAGGTAAATCTTAAATTTATGCATAGAGCGATTTGTTAATGAATGTCGGGTCGTAATACGATTCATCATTTTTAAATCCGCAAGATAAACCAAATACTGATATAATCCATCATTTCTCTCTATTCTCTCAAAAACAAATCCATTATATATTTTTTCCAACCGTTCAGGATTGTTAAAACACATATGTAATAGCGAACTGTCATTTTGAACTTTGCGTATAGAACGCATAGTCATATTAATATAATCAAGCGAATTAGCCCAATCGTCGTGAAATTTCTGTGACGCGGTGGTATATTTATAAATACCCAGTTTATCTTGCAAATTTAACATATTTAATAGGTCCACGAGCCGGCGAATTGGGGAAGTAATATGAACATATGCTTTCAAATCAAGTAAAGCATGCCCTTCTATATTTTCGTAGGACACATATTTTCCACCTGAACTCATCCACCCCTTCAAAAACTTTTTTACATCTGTGGGAATATGAGTTGGGATTTCTCCCTGTTGTTTCATGACAACTGACCGATATAATCCTGTCTCATGCTTCTGTAATTCGCGCGCCGAGAGAAAGTTCATCAATATCATAAGATAAGCAATTACATCATGACTATCAGTAACCCTTTCAACATATTTTCTCTTTCTATTTAATTTAGTGACCAATGACAATATTTTTTGGTAACAAATATCACCCTTTAATTCCTTCGTTTCATAATCAAAATTTCTCTCGACACAAATACACGAGTTGGTGTAAGATGTTCTCTCAATAGTATAGGTTTCTGTATTAATATATATATCAAGCGTAAAGGCAAACCTTGAACATTTTTCTTGGAGAGAACATAAAGCATCGGAAAGAATCGTGGGGAGCATGGGGCGCCGCCGGTCAGGTAAATAAATAGTAGCAATGCGTCGAGAGAACGCCGACCATAAATCCATAACATCCATCCATAAAGACACATTTGAAATATAAATACTTATACACACGCTTCTCTCGGTGAGAGAAGTTATCCCAAATGCATCATCGTAATCTTTGCTATTGGGGGGATCTATGGTTATTATTTGTCTATCACGCCGGTCTTCAATGGAATATTTTTTCATAATCATATCAATATAGCATTGTTCGGACTTATGTTTAAGAGCAAGCATTGTTTTTTTGGTGAAATTCTGGATGGATGCATATAAACTTTTACAATATAGTTGGTATTCGTAGAATGCGCCTAATTGGTCTATCTTCCCGAGAGCTTGAATAATAGTCCCTTTTGGATGTTTCTCTCTCCAATGTAGGAATTTAAACACAATATATTTATTTGTTTGATTTTTATTGAATCCTATTTTAATTCTGTGTGAAATAATGAAAATGGGTAACCGACGATCGTCGGGAATACATTTATAAAAGAACACACCTTTTTTTGATGATCCATAGGTTTTATTTCCAGCGAGAACCAATACCCCAGGGATATTCGCCATTTGGCGTACGCAGGAATGACAAAGAGTTGTTGTTCCAGAGTTATACTCGAAAATATCCTGATCAAATAACCTCTCTTTTGCAGGATCGAGAGAAATCACGACAGGGTCGAGAGAGCGCGATTCGTGGGTTGCCCATTTTTCATAATTTCTATCTTCCACTTTTAGTTTATATTTCATAAAATAATGATATATAAACAAATATAATTAGCTTTAATCAATTTTAAATAGAACGGTCATTTAATTGTTTGAACTATGTTGTGTTTGGTATTTAAAGATTGAAGTGTGGAAATCACCAATGCAGGCAAAATAGCAACTGTATTCATATAAGTTCGATAACGAAAGGAGCAAATATTCGCATTTTCACCATATTTTATACTGTACCACCAATAGGCAGGAATAAAAATAATATCATTTTGTTTTAATGTTAATTCCAATACTTTTACTTTTCCAAAATCTTTTTTATATTCCTCTTGCACATCCCAGACATTTATTGGAGATCGAAATTCAAAATTATCATAATCTTCTATCGCGCGAAGATATTTTGCCCCAGAGGGAGGTATAAGTTTAATTTTTATCTCTCCTTGAGTAACATAGATATAGTTTCGATAATTGAGACGATATCGAAGAGGTGTTGTACAATTATTTGATCCTGCGCTAAAATCATATTCGCATTTTGACACCATGTGTGGTCTAAAGAAAAGATCGTTGTGTCTAAATGTTCGTAATAATCCCGCCTCTTTCAAAAAATCTCCATTTTCTTCAGTAAAATATTTGGATTCTAAATCTTTATGTAATAATTCAGTAACCTTATTCAACTGGAGGGGTAAATATAATTCGGTCAAATCTGAATCTTCGTCTGTATTATTCCGTATATTTATATCAAAGGATCCATAATCTTTGTTTATGTTATCCAAATTACATATTGCAGTTAGCGTATCATTGTTATATGTAAATGTAACGGGCTGACGTAAGTCACATATTTCCTCAAGTTTCTCTTTAGACGGTCGTTCGATGGTATATACTTCTAAATCATTGCTTGTTTTCAAATGAAAATGAATATGTAGATAAAAAAATAATACAGAGCAAAAAATAATAATTGCCATTAAATATTTCATAATCTTAAATGAATATTAGAAATCATTTTTAAATTTTAAGCGTATATTTAATAATCTTCAAATTTTGGAGCCAAAAAGAATTGAATAAAACAATTCTCCCCAATATTAAATGTAAGTTTCATTGGAATATCCTTTTTGAAATGTATAAACATTTCGGGGGATAGTTTTGAGAATTGTACCATCCAATTTAAATGTTCCAAACTAAATGTTAAATGTAGAATTGCATCCTCTTCGATGGCATATTCTTTCATATCATCGAAATTAATATTGGCATCCATCTGACAACATTCAAGAGATGATGAATGTGTTGTTTTCAATGAGACCTCACTCTCGGAACAACAGATTTTTACGCTATTTGCAAATACAAGAAGTTGTTCTATTATTTTTTCAAAAACAACTGAGTCAAGCTGCAAATCAGCCGTATACTCTATCGGTGGAATATGCATTAGTCCTACATTGATATCTAACAATGGAAGCTTAAAATGTTTATCAATAATCCCTTTTTCCTCACTTGTAAATTTAATATCAAGATAATCCCCCTCAGTTTCGAATATTAATGTAATATCTTGCGTTCGATCAAGACAATGAAGCATTTTGTAAAATAGCTCACAATTAACACCCAATGTAACTGCTTGAGAGACATCGTATGTATGAAACCAACCCGCGGGCAATTGGAGTTCAAATAGCCCAATCTGACTATTATCCATTCCCTGCATGTATAATTTTTCTTCATCAAAAGTTATATTAGCATCCGTAATTTTAGTTTTTAAGTGCTGGAAAATGGTTACAAATTGAATTGTCTTGTCGCCTGTAGGAATAATGACTTTCATAGTAATAGTAATAAATATAGTTTATTTATAACTATTTCAATTTTTATTCCTCTTCTAAAACCAATTCAATATTCTCCTCCAATTCAACATTCTCCTCCAATTGTTTTTTAATCTTCTCAAGCTCAACTCGGAGAAAATCAATGGTTTTCCCCTGTTCCTGAATCTTTTCTCCTTGCTCAGCGAGTGCAGTGGAACACACTTGAAGGTGTTTGACCATATCGATATCTACAGGCGCGTTACCCGCATTTTCTTTATTTTCAGAAGCTTTGCTCTTGATCAAGCGTCCCACCGCGTTTTTAAGGTCCTTGAGATGCATTTCGTGAAAATATAAAATTTGCTCTACGGGATATTCTTTAAGACCTGACATTGATTCGCGGGCAACAGGGGGTGGAGCAGTCATACCACCCCATGCTGATTGACTTAATGATGCATTAGGCATTCTTCTTGCCATTATAAATAAATTATAGTTTTTATTCCTAAACTATGGACGCATTTTCATTTTTATTGGAGAATATGGATTATAATCTAATATTGTAAAATCATTGACTTTATAATCGGATATATCACTATGCTGGTTATTAATTAAAATTCGAGGGGATGGTTTTGGGATTCGCTGCATTTGTCGTTCTAATGCCTCTTTATGATTATCATAAATATGGGCATTCCCTATAAAATGTATAAATTCTTTTGGAATCAATCCACAATGATGTGCTAAAAGATGTGTTAAAAAACTGTAGGATGCTATATTAAAAGGAATCCCAATCCCTACATCACCACTTCTTTGATAAAGTGAGCACGATAATTCAATATCATTTGTAACATGAAATTGGGCTAATGTATGACAGGGGGGAAGCGCCATTTCATCTAATTGGAGAGGATTCCAAGCACTTAATATAAGACGTCGTGAATTACGATTATTCTTATTTTTAAGAATATTAATAATATTCTGTATTTGGTCTACACCTTTATTTTTGTATTTGTCGTTACAACCTTTATAAGGAGCATTAAAATGGCGCCATTGATGCCCATAAATAGGACCTAAATCATTTTCTTCGAGATTATGCAACCCCCGAGAATCTAAAAATTCCCGGGAAGCATTTTGATTCCATATTGTAACATTATTTTTGAGAAGAAGCTTATTATCTGTTTGACCTCGTATAAACCATAATAATTCATGTAAACAGATTTTCCATGCTAATTTTTTAGTCGTTATTAACGGAATTCTTTGTCTGGTAAGAGGAAACCTCATCATTTCACCAATAGATGTATACGTTAGCCCATTACGTGTTTTTTGTATACTACCATTTTTTAAGATTTTTTTTGCTAATTGGAGATATTGTTTTGTCATTCTATTTAATCCCAATATTTTGATTTTAATTTCTTTTTATAAAACATATGGATAATATAGCCTCTGCTGTTACAGCGCCAAAAAACCCGGGATTCTTTAAACATATTTTTGATGATAACTATAAAGGAGAGTTCCTTAATGTTCTACAATATGGATTATTGATTGTGATTCCTTTAACAATATTAATAAGAAATTTAAATTATTTCTTTCCAGAATTAGATGAAACCAAAGGACATTTGGAAATTTTAATTGAAGCTTTAGGACAATTAGGACTTACCTTCGTTATAATATTATTTGTGCATCGCATTATTACTTATTTTGCCCCTTGGGGAGGAGTGGATTATGCCAATATAAATATGTCAACCACCATAATGTTGTTTTTATGGATGGTAATTAGTTTTGGATTGGGGCATATTGGAAAGAAAGTTAATTTTTTATTAGAAAAGTTAATGCCATTGCCAAGGTCAAACTTCTGGAGCGAAGGGACGGCACAGCCCCCCCAAAAAGGAGGCGCGCCGCGCGTGAGGATAACACAACCATTGGCACGCTTGCCGCCACCCCAAGCTACACATATTGTTAGTAAACCTGATTACATTACGAGACAAAATCAAGTAACACCTCCAATTGTCCCACCCACACAAGGCGGTATGCCATCCCTTCCGGTAAATACTATGTATAAGGATAATGGGGGTATGGCATCAGAATATAGCAGCATGGGAGGGTACAATCAAGCATTAGATACGGCTACAATGGAACAAGGGGGTCAAAACTTCGGAAATAACCAGGGTCCTGTGCAAACTTCCTTACAAGAAGGTTTGGAACCAATGGCTGCAAATGAAGCATTGGGCGGAGGATTTTCCTCATTCTAAATGTAAATTGATTTAATAAATGGTTAATATCTATTTATTAAATGAATAATCGTTCTCCTTTGCGATACCCGGGCGGAAAGACAAGAGGATGTAAGATTATCGAAGGACAACTATTACAACATACGGATTTAAGTAAATATGCCAAGATTATATCGCCATTTTTCGGCGGTGGATCTTTTGAATTTTATATGCAAAATAAATATGGATTTGGTATTATAGCCAATGATAAATTTAACCCACTCTACAGATTTTGGAATGCAGCCAAAACAAAAAAGGAAGATCTTTGTCGATTACTTTTACCTTTACGTCCTACTACAAAAGAAAAATTTACACAATATAGAAATAATATAATGACCGAAAAAGACCCATTGATATGTGCTGCTTGGTATTTTGTAATTAATCGCTGTTCATTTAGTGGTGCAACTTTATCGGGAGGATTTTCTCAACAGGCAGCAGAAAAAAGGTTCACTGAAAGTTCTATTACAAGAGTTAATAATTTAGATTTATCAAAAACGGAAATTCATAATGAGGATTTCACAACCTTTTTAACAAAAGATTATGAAAATGGGTTAATATTTTTAGATCCACCCTATTATTTACAAAAAGCATCGAAATTATATGGAAAAAATGGTGATCTACACGAGACATTTGATCATAACGGGTTGGCAAAAATTCTAAAAACCAAAAATCATTGGATATTGTGTTATAATGATTGTTCATATATTCGCGAACTATATAATGAATACAATATTATTTCCGTTAATTGGAGTTATGGTATGAATAAAACAAAAAAATCCTCCGAGATATTGATTTTATGTTTTTCAAGTTAATTCAATAAATAATACTCGTTATTTGAGAATCTGTGGTGCTGGATGCTTTCCTGACAACCCTCAACCTTTACAAAAATTGACATCACCCCTCCACCACCGGCTAATTGATTTTTTTAATAGGTAACAGAGTGGGGAAATGGGCAATGGTTAAAAAAAAATTGAATGTGTTTATGGTAAAATAGAAAGTTAAACAAAAGAAAAGAAAAATGACTGAAGCACCTAAACGAAAGACAACCTTTTCAATAACTTTTTGTGAATGTGGTGAAAATGATTCCAATGGGATGGAAAAATTAGGTGAAATAG